TAAGGACGCGTGGCTCGAAACGGTCGAGAAATGGCTCGACACTCCGGACCTGATTACTAACGACATTCCGCGAAACTGCGAATTTTTACTAACTAGTGATGTGTTGAAAGAAGCGATTGGGCTCGATTCTCGCAACATTGGGAAACGTGAAGAAATGCGAATCGGTAATGTTTTGCAAAACTGCGGATATTTACGAGATAGGCGCTTCGTAAACGGTAAACAGATACGCGTTTGGGTGAAAACTAGTACCACCTAGACCACCTCGACCTTTTAGGTGGTCTAGCGGCAACGTATTGTAATTTAAGGTGAAAGCCAACCTAGGCCACCTAGACCACCTTTTTACTAAGAACCCCATATATATATATAAGTCGATTTGGGGAAAGGTTAGAAAATAGTGGTCTAGGTGGTCACAGGTGGTCTAGCAATGAACATGTAATTTATTGCAGGTAGCGATATGCAAACACGATTTGATTCCACCACGGCGATTAACGAGCGCCAGAAGCTCAATAAAATCGCTCTCTATGCTCGCGCGTGCGCGCGTTTTGCGAGGTGACCCATGCCAGTTGTTGCAACGTTCAAAACAGACTGGTTCCGGGTGATTAACGACATCACGCGCAGCGGTATTCCCCTGCAGGAGATAGCCCGCGAGCTGGATGTGTCGAAGTCTGCTATCATCGGCTGGAAGCAGGGCGCAGCACCAAACCACCACACGGGCGAAGCGCTGATAGACTTCTGGTGCTACGTCACGCAGCGCCCACGCTCTGAACTACCGGCGCAGGTCACATCACGGCGTTTCGTTTATGCCTGGCGATCGAAGCGTCTGACACCATGAAAACTTGCAAAAACAGGGCGTTCACCGGTTAAAAACGCTATGCAAAAACCGCCCTGTTTTATGCACGATTTATGCAGTCCATTTTCGCCACTTCCCGCCAGTAAACTGCAACAAATAACCGCTTCGCCCATTTAACGTAATGAGTCCACTTTTGACGGTGCGTGTAAGGACCATTATGTTAAATCGGCCCCGTTTTTAACAAATCTTCCATTTGGTCGGGATCCCGACCACGACCCCGTTTCACACTTACGGCTCAATCATCACAGGAGCCAACACAATGGGCCGACCAAAGAAAACCGTCGAAGTGCCGGGGCAGGAACCCGAAACGGGCGCAGAGCAGCCAACAGGCGCGGAGAACAGCCTTACCGCGACTGAGATCCAGACACTAAACGCTGACGGCCAGCGAGCTGAGCAGGAGATTATCCAGCAGCGAGTTGCCAGCCTGCTGGACGATGCCGCCTTTGCTGAGCGCAATACTCTGCTGGGTACCATCAACGAGCAGGGCGCGGCCATCATCGCCCGCTTTGAAACGCTGGGTTATACCGACCTGGCTGACCAGCAGCTGACCGACAATCTCGAATTCCTCCAGCTCGTCAAAAAAGCCACCACGGCGGAGCCTGCCGCGCCGCTGGGCTACGTGACGAACGACGAGGGCAAACGCCAGACGGTTACGGGTAAGCCCGTTCTTACTGAGCACGGCTGGCACGTTCCGGGCTAAGAGGGGGAATCGTTATGTGTGGAGGTGGAGCACCAAAGGTCGTACAGACCGACCCGCAGGCCGAAGCGGATGCAGCTGCCGATGCAGCTGCAAAAGCGGCGAACGCAGACGCAGCATCGCGTAAAAAGCGCAAGAAAGGCTCGTCCCTTCTCGCCAGTGGTGCAGAGGGCGCGGCTGATTCAGGCAGCTCTCTGCTGTCCTCTGGTGCGCAGGCAGCGCAGCAGAAAAACACTCTGGGGGCGTAACTGATGGATGAACTCGCCGTTAAGCTGATTAAGCGTTCCGACACGCTGAAAGCCAACCGCCAGCAGCATGAAAGCGTCTGGCGCGAGTGCTATGACTACACATATCCGCTGCGCGGCGCGGGATTCTCTGACGAAGTGCTCGACGCTCAGAGCGCAAAACACAAGGTGGCGAAGCTACTGGACGGCACCGCCACCGACAGCGCCCGCATGCTGGCCTCTGCGCTCATGTCTGGCATGACCCCGGCGAACGCGCAATGGCTAAACCTCGACAGCGAATCGCTGCCGGACGATGCCAAAGCCTGGCTATCCGAGTGCGCCACGCTGGTATGGGAAAATATCCACGCCGCCAACTTTGACGCAGAGGGCTACGAGGCCAATCTCGATGTGGTGTGCGCTGGCTGGTTCGTGCTGTACATCGACGAAGACCGCGAGGAGGGCGGCTACACCTTCCAGCAGTGGCCGCTGGCGCAGTGCTATGTCACGTCCACCCGCAAGGACGGCATCGTGGACACGATATACCGCCGCTACCAGCTGACCGCTGAGCAGGCCATCAAAGAGTTTGGCGCGGACAAGGTCAGCGAGAAGATCCGCGACGCGGCGAAGAAAAAGCCCGACGATAAATTTGATTTCCTGCACTGCATTTTCCCGCGCGAAACCTACATGGTCGATGCCCGCCTGGCGAAAAACATGCGCTTTGCATCGTACAACGTCGATGTGACCAACAAGCAGATTGTGCGCGAATCCGGCTATCACGAATTCCCGTGCTGCGTTCCGCGCTGGATGAAAATCCCCGGCGGCTCCTACGGCATCGGCCCGGTGTATGACGCGCTGCCGGACTGCAAGGAGCTGAACGAAACCAAGCGCATGGAGAAAGCTGCGCAGGACCTGGCTATCTCCGGCATGTGGATTGCCGAAGACGACGGCGTACTCAACCCACGCACGGTCAAGGTCGGCCCGCGTCGCATCATCGTGGCGAACAGCGTCGACAGCATGAAACCCTTGCTGACCGGCTCAGATTTCAGCGTGGCATTCACCGCAGAAGAGCGCCTGCAGGCATCAATCCGCAAAATCATGATGGCCGACCAGCTGCAGCCGCAGGACGGGCCCGCCATGACCGCCACTGAGGTGCATGTGCGCGTTGCGTTAATTCGCCAGTTGCTCGGTCCGGTATATGGCCGTTTCCAGGCGGAATATCTCCAGCTGCTGGTGGTGCGCTGCTTTGGCATCGCTTTCCGCGCTGGCATTTTCTCCCCGCCGCCTGACAGCCTGCAGAACGCCAACTTCAACGTGCGATACATCTCGCCTCTGGCGCGCGCCCAGAAGCTGGAAGACGTAACAGCAATTGAACGCCTCGGCGCTAACGTGGCGAATCTCGCTGGCATCAGCCAGGACGTTATTGATCTCATCGATACCGACGAAGCCACGCGCGTTGTGGCTGATGCGCTCGGCGTTCCGGCGAAGGTTATCCGCTCATCCGATGCTGTAGCAAATATCCGCGAGCAGCGCCAGAAATCACAGCAGCAGGCCGCTCAGCAGCAGCTCATGATGCAGGCTGGCACCGAGGCCGCTGGGGCCGCAGGGCAGACCGCTGGCGCGGCAATCGGGAAACGACTGGCAGGTAACCAATGAGAATAAAACAGGCTACGCCTCAGGACTTTAAGCGCATTTTCGAAGAAATGCCTGGTGGTTCTCAGGTGCTGGAAGAATTAACCCGCCGCTTCGGGCGTGCGGCATACGTCCCCGGTGGTACTGAGGGAGACCGTGAAACGTGTTACAGGGCAGGGCAGCGATCCGTACTGGATTACATCCTGCGCGAAATCAACAAGGCCGATGGAGTAGAAGACGATGTGGAAGCTTAAACACTTATTCATGAACGCTGAGCAGGGCGCAGAACAGCCGGGAGGCGGTAACGGAGGTGGTGAAGATGGCGGCAATAATCCGGGTGCTGGCGAACCTTCTGGTAATTCTCTTCTCAGCACCGGTGCGGGCGAACAGGGTGCTAATGACTGGCTACCTGAGAAATTCCGCGTTATGGGCGAAGACGGAAAACTCAGTATTGAAAGCTCTGCCCGCAAACTGGCGGAAAATTACACTCACCTTGAAAAACGCATGGGTAGCGGCGACGCGCCGCCGAAAACGTCAGATGAGTATGCACCTAAGGTAGGGGTCGAGGGATTCAACTGGGAAGAATTCAAAGCCGACCCGCGCATGCAGAGCTTTATGAAAACTGCGCACGCCAAAGGCATCACCAATGACCAGATGAGCTTTATCTTGGGTGAATACGCACAGCGGGCTCCTGAGCTGGTGGGCGGTGCTGCTGCTCTGGATTCGGAAGCTGCCACCACGCAGCTGCGCGAAGTATGGAAGACTGACGCAGAGTTTAAGCAAAACATCGGTCTGGCTTTCCGTGCGTTTAACTCTCTGGCGGACGACGCCGACAAAGGGCGTATTGACGAGATCGGCAA